CTACAGCTTCGAGTTGAAGCACTCAAAGACAAGATGATTGGCACCAAATGGATTGAAATTGATGAGGGTTGGTATCAGCTTGTTGTGGACTGCGATAAAGAACTGACCGCGATTGACCCTTTGTACGGCATTCTTAAAATCAAGGAGAAGTTCGGTGGGTTGCGCTACTACATGACTCCGAGCAACGACACCACCCCGGAACAGCGCGACGCCATGCACGCAATAGTCAATCAATACGAACAAATTTCACAAACAGTCTGTGAAGCAACTGGCAAGCCTGGGGTATTGATGGTTTCGCCTGGCGGTTGGCGAAAAACATTGAATCCTGAGTACGCGGCCAATACGCTTTACTATGCGAAGTACGAAATTATCCAATGAGCATGAAGGTCTCCGTATTCAATGGTCAGCCAGCAATATACGTTCGCTACCGCACACGTAAACCAAAGGCTGGAGAACATTTTAATTTGTACGAAAATGATGACCGTGTTCCCAACAAATTCCCTGTCGGACGGTTAATTCTCAAAGAGTGTCTACACTCAAAAAAGAATGAAATTGACAAAAATCAAATCGAGGAATGGTGGAGTTTTGACAGTGTTTCTGAATTTGAATTCCACAGAATGAGACATGCCGCAAGACACTCAGAAATTATTGAAAAAACTCACGATAGATTGTTCTGAATTATGGGGCCTGTAGCTCAGTGGTCAGAGCAGGGGACTCATAATCCCTTGGTCGTGGGTTCAATCCCCACCGGGCCCACAAAATGATATTTTCAGACCATCACAATATTCATGACTTTTCCGAATGGAATGTCCTCATTGCGGTAGCTGCGGCTTCTTGCATAATTGTCGGGTTTTATGTAAAGTACCTACAGTCAAAAGATGATTAAGGAAACTACACAGATATAATGGGAGCTATGACAACGAGAACAACCCAAAATGCATAAGTTCACACGGATGGAAATCAAAGCGCTTACTGCAGAACTAGAGAATTTAACTACCAATATGGACATACCGTTTTACCGTCGAACCGATGCGGCGTGGCTTCTTCGCAATGCGTCAATCAATAATCCCAACCACAAAAATCTAGCCAAGGTGATAAAAATCGCTACGCTTTTAACGAGAGAGACAAATGGATAACTTCGAAGACTGGATGGCTCACGGAATCAAAATGGGATGGGCTGGCCCTCCGGTGTGCTACACACACGACGGACTACCGTTGTCAGACCAAGAAGACGAAGAATTTCAAGAGGGTGACCCGTGCATTCATATCGTGCGCCTATATCACGATGCGGAGCACAAGACAGCAGTCGAGAAGGACCACGCCCCTTCTCAATGGAGAAATCACTACAATGGAGGAAATAATGGCTGAACACATTTCACTTGAAGAGGTTCAAGCAATTGTCGATGAGATGGTCAAAATGGGATTCATTGCCGTGAGTTACGGCCATGATGGCGTTGAGCGCTATCAGATAACAGAACTGGGTCGACTCGAATTGCGGCTACAAGAAGATTAGCAAATGAAGTTTGTTATCTGTACTGCGTGTGGAAAATCGGTTCCTGCAGAATCGGTGAATGACCAATTCCCAGATGCGGGTCTTGTATTGCCATACGAGGAGTTTGGGTACTATGGCGGATTTACAGATATCGAGTTTGAGCGTTTTGGTAGTGAGAATCATTCAAAGACTTGGTTAATGTGCCATGACTGTGTTGTCAAACTACTTACGACGTTTCCCTTACTTGGCAAGACATTTGCTAGCGGTGCGCATCCATGCAACGATGAAAAGCCGTGCTGTGAATGGGCTTGGCGACCAACAGAAAACTTTGGCAAATATACAAACGATTCAGATGGCGTTTTAATTCCTGCGCCGGGTCCTCACTATCAAATAGTTCAAGACGGACAATGGGTAGACGCATTTGACTAGACAACGGCTATTTCTCGATATTGACTGTCTTGAGGCAGCCAGACAGCGCATACGGCACGTCTACGACACCTTCGATACGGTCTGCGTCCAGTTTTCTGGCGGCAAAGACTCTACGGCTGTTCTTTATCTCGCCAAAGAGATACATGAGGAACGAGGATTGGGACCTGTCAAGGTGATATTCCGAGATGAGGAAATGGTCAGCCCAATGGTGTTGACTCATGTAGAAAAGGTTAGAAACTATGACTGGGTGGATATGGAGTGGTATTGCCTGCCGTCAAGCGCTGAGGTGTGGGTACTAGGCCGACGGGAGTATTGCCTTCTCTGGAGCCATTACAGAGCGTCTGAGGGCCGTTTAACGCGTGATATGCCCTCGTGGGCCATCCGAGCCGAGAACTTCGGTTTAAGCCCTTCTGAGCCCATTCCAGAGCACTACGACTACTACATGATGCAGGGCAAGGTTGGTCGCACGGCGTTCATTACGGGTGTTCGTGCCAATGAATCAATGATGCGTTATCGGTCTCTTGTCCAGAAGTTACACGAAAACTACATTGTTACGCCGTATCGCCTGAAGCGCTCAATACCGTTGCGTTTCGCCAAAGTTATCTACGACTGGACAACTGATGACGTTTTGAAGTTTATATCCGAAGAGCACGGAGCCGAATACTGTGAGTACTATGACGTTGCCGCTCTTACCGGTTCTCACATACGGGTCGGGATACCGCTGCATTCTGTAGCAATCCGACGTCTGGGTGACGTTGTGGCCACCGAACCAGAGTTTTATGACCAGCTTTACCGATGCTGGCCGCATATCGACGCACAGCGGCGCATATGGGCAGATTTTAATCTTGAAAAACACATCATGCAATATGCTGACGACGGGTGGGATGGCGTGCGTCGTTGTCTTGAGGAAAACATTGTTACACCCGGTCTGAACACAAGAGCAAAAGCCTATTGCGCCGAGTTCCGCCGGAAGCATACGAAAGACCCTCGCTCATATCCCCTGCACTGGCTAATTCGAAATCTACTTATAAGCGAATTTGCAAGTAGGGCGGTTACACCAATCGGTCCTGGTACGCGGGCTTACACAATTCAAAAAGAAATTGAATCTGAATAAGAACTCATATACCGTACAAACGGGGGGCGACAAATGAACCGAGCAGAAAAACGTCGACAGGAGCGAGAAGCCCTGCGGCGTAAGCAGAACTTACGCCGAGCATTATTCGATAAGACTGTCGGTGCTGTCACTCAACAGTCTGTCACGCTTGGGCCAGCCACTTTTAACACTGCTGAATCCGGAACCGGTGCGTGTCCAGATTGCAATGCTGGTCTTGAAATGAAGAAAGATAAGTACGGCAATTTCCACGCGATTGTCAGACATGATGATGAATGTCCTTGGTATAACCAATGGCTAGAAGCACAGGAAAAACACAACAAATGAAAGAGTTTGACGAGCTTGAAGACGATGAACTTGATTACTGGCTAGAACTAGCCACGGAGCATCTAATAGAGCACGGCTTTATTCCCTTCACCGACGAAGTATGGACATCGGATAAATACTTTGAACGAATTACAAATACAGCACGCGAAATGTACGAGGACTCACTCCTCTAATAAATTACTTTCGGCAATGATTTTGTCGCACTCGGCAATTTGGCGGTCGAGCTCTTTTATTTCTGCTTCAAGCTTTGCGATTTGTTTCTCGATTTTGGCAATTGAAGTGTCAGATTTTGTTTGTTTGGGCATGCCAAATGAATTATATATCAAATATCTCTTGGTTGGGAAACGCAATTCGTCGAGCTGTATCCGAGTCTAGATATACCATCACATATGAGAGTCTGACTCCACCCTCGTCGTCCTCTATGACAACGTCAATTGTTTCTGGGGAAATGGACAACACACTGGCTATGCCCGCGCGAATCATGCCAATGTCTTGTTCGGTCTGAGCAACACCTTCTGCGATGTCGTCAATCCAAGCTTCCTCTATTGGCGGGTCGACTATTGCTGGACGAGAAAGATTAGTGAGAATGGACTCGGCTATGCCAGCTTTGACACACCCAAGACAAGCAATCTTTTCGGTCGATGCGGCGCGCTTGCGTATCTCTGTATGGCCACATTCAAGTTTGTGAATGTATTGAACCTTGCTCCACTCACCGGTCTTGATTATTTCAACAACGGCACGCTGCGGTGCGCTCTTACGGTTGTACTGACTGCTCATTGAGAATCTGGTCAACAAACGCATCTAAATGTAATTGCTCCACAATGTCAACAACACTCATTCGGACACCGTTCGGTAATTCAAGAAACGTTTGAGACAGCTGTTCAAACACGCGGTCTTCGGTAAGCAACTCCGTAGAGCCTGCAGCAACCACAAATGTTTGTATTGCCTGTTTACATACGGGTATCAACTCCGTGGATACTGGCGGGTAATGGTTGCTCGTTAAATGCCAACTCAGAGCTTGGTCTAGTTCGGCATGTTGCGCTGCGCCGTAGGCACTTATGTATCCCATTACTCATCCCCTATGAAAGATTTTATTGCTATTCCGATAAACAGCCCGAATCCAACCAGTAGAAACATCCCCAAGAAGACATCAAGGCTTGTCATTGGCAATTCCTTCCTTTAAGAAGTCCAATACTATCTGCTGTGCGGTTGCGGTTTCTTCAATTTCCGTGCCCTCGGTTGCGGCATCTACCACCGAGCGTTTTGACTCGATTAAGTCAAATATCTCTTGGTCTATTGTTTTGTCAGCAATAATGTAAGTGGCCATTACCGAACCCTTCTGGCCAATGCGATGACACCGGCTGTATGTCTGGTCGACATCTGCTGGGGTCCACGGTAGCTCCACAAATAGCACGTCTTGGGCTGCGGTCAACGTATGTCCGGTTTTGGCGGCTTGTATTGACAACACAATGACGGGAGCTTCGTCAATGCTGCCGGTTTGGAATTGATGTTTGTGCTGCTGTACTTGTTCGACTGGCATGCCGCCCTGAATTTTCAGCCCGCAGTAGTGGTCGGCAATTGCGTCGACAATATCACGGTGATGCGCAGCCACCACGACTTTTTCCCCGGAAGCAATCTTGCCGTCAATCCATTCGAATACGGATTCCATCTTTGCTTTTGCAGCTAAGCGCCGCAACACGGATATGCGAACAAGGTGCTCGTTTGCCTCGGCACGAATCTTTGCGTGTACGGCTGCGTTCCAGATTGATGTCCCCATCTCAAGCGCCACCTCTTTGGCGCGTCGGGTGATGTATTCGATAATGTCACGGCGTGCCTGGTCGTACTCTTTCATGCCTGCACTGGACCCTGAAACAACAATCTTGGAGTGACGCACCGCCGGTAGGTCGGTAAGAACCTGGTCTTTGGTGCGCCGGATATAACAAGTGGCGCGAAGCGTGTCATTTAGTTCATCAAGGTTTGTCGCTCCATCAATATGCCATTGCCCGAATCGGTCGCGGAACGCACCGCAATAACGTCGGTAAAAACCCCATAGTCCTCCAAATTTGTTGAGTTGACCGAGAATGTCTAGCTGCGGTCCGAACTCTGCGGGTCGATTTGTTATTGGTGTTCCGGTAAGGCACAACACCAATCCGTCTTCTTGTGCCGAACGGGCCATCTTGATGGCTGACTTGGTCCGCTTCGCGGTTGGGGTTTTTGCGTAGTGAGACTCATCAAATACGTAACTCTTGAAACCAGTAAGCGATTTAATCCAATGGTCGATGTTCGAATAGCCAACCACAATGACGTCGAATTCATTACGGTCAGGAAATTCTGAACGGTTGGCTACGGTACCAATTTTGCGGTTCGGTAACCATTTGTTAAATTCATCACGCCAGTTAAGAACAAGACCCGGTGGACACACGACCACCGCAGGGTAGGCATCCGTGTATTCCAATGCTGCCATGGCTTGAATTGTTTTACCCAGTCCCATGTCGTCAGCAATGAACGACCGTTTTGCTTTGGTTGCGTAGAGAACTCCAGCTTTCTGATACGGCAGAAGTTCTCCCTTGAGCGACGGTATTTCCAGCTCTGCGGTAACTGCTTTTGCCGCTGCAATCGATTCGGTTCTGGCATTCTCGATTTCATCAGCCATTACAACTATTTCGTTCGGTATGTCATACCCAAAAGCTTTTGCCCAGCTAATAACCTGTTGAATTGCGGTGAGCGGCGCTCTCCACGCCTTTGAGTTGGAATCCCAGGTAACACCCGAAATTCCCTTTACGGCACGGATGCGCACTGGGTCGTAGGAAAAGCTCATATACAGCCAATCCTTGTCTTGAAATACGCCAATTCGCTTTACTGTTTTTGAGGGAATCATAAAAGTAAGAACATCGTTATCAATATGGAAGTTGTATCTACTGGCGAAATCGCGTGCTTCGTGCAGACTTGACATCGGAACTCGCCACACACGAGATACTTTGTCCCATTTTGCGCCGTCTATTTTCTTGATTTCTGCAACTTGCGCAGCATTATATGGGAAGTCGAGCACCAAATGGTCATTTGATAACGCCAGAGTTTCTGACATGAACATCATCATACAACTCGAAAGCCCCGAATGCAAAAACAAAACCAAAACAGGTCAAGAGCCGCGCGCGTGCGGCGCGCGTGCGGCGCGCGTGCGGCGGCATCGAAACCGCAAAGAGCCGAGTGCGGGCAAAGGAAAAGCCCGCCTGCGAGGGGTTGCAAGCGGGCTTTCCCTTCCTTTATGTTGTGATGTTTGCGTCTACGACAAAAGCACTGCCATGAAAACTATTGTACAAATTATGGCATACGACATGCTGCCTCCCTTCTTGCAGTAGGTCGAATAATGATAGCCACTTCCTAAATGGCTGTCAAGCATAGACCGCGGTCACACCTGAACAAGTGCGCCGTCTGCGCTGCCCCAACTCGACGACGTGTGGGCTGGGCGCCTGGAAAAAGCTCGTTCGAAGATTAATGCGGGACTCCCAAGTGCCACTAATAAGCGACGGTGGCGTATGAGTAAGCGCGGGTAGATAGCAAAAAACCCGCCCTTTCGGGCGGGTCGTTGGGGGAGTTGTGGAGTTATTGGGCTATTCGGTAGGTGTGTCTAGTGCCTTACGCATTGCGTCAGTCACAAGTTCATCAGAACAGCGTAGAAAAACTTCGGTGAGTTGCTGTGGTATGCGGGCTAGTAGTCCTTCCACATCATCTTTTTCTATGAGTGTTTCGGTTATTTCATCAACTACCAGCATTAGCAAGTCGCTTATTTCTTCGCACTCTTCCGCCACTTCGCTTAGGCGTTCTGCCGTGTTTTTGCTCATTGTGTCCCCCCTTTCTGCTACTCATACTAGGGCAGTAATGGGTCAAAGTCAAGTTTTTTTTAGTGACTTTCGGCACACTTGGTTTTGTGTCGGGCGTCACACGCTAAGAGTGTGTCGGCGGTCACACATCGAGAGTGTGTCGGGCGTCACATTAGTAGCCCTTGTGTCGGCGGTCACACATTATGTGTCGGGCGTCACATCTATGTGTCTGCGGTCACACTTGTGTGTCGGTGGTCACACTTGTGTGTCGGTGGTCACACCGGCGAACAGGTGTTCGCT